GACAAGCTATGAAAAGGCTGACAATCAATCAAATTGAGAAATTCATCCAGGCGTTGGAATCCACAGAAAGGGTTGATGGGTATTCTGAGGAGCAAAAGTTACACGCGATCGCCTGTCTGGAAAATTACAGAATGGAGTTGGAAATCCAAGGTAAAAAATCCGTGAAATTAAAGGAGGAAGAACATGGAAATTAAAGGAACTTACCATTGCCAGACTACTCAGCAGCCCAACACTTTGAATAGTTGGGATATCCGCTCCGTATCCGTAGATCTGCCAGAAGAAGAGGACAAGCCCTACTGGCATAAGGTCGCAGTGTCTGTGATCGGGTTCGGAATGGCGGTGATTGGATGGTGGTTGATGTTTGGGTATTAAAAATGAGCACCTACAAAAAGGCTGGGGAGCCGTAGGTACTCTGACAAAAAATCAAGAATATAGTAACAGATTTTAGGAGGATAAGCAATGGAAAGTAAAGAAATCCCTGTAAATAGAGACGAATACGCCCGTCTTTGCGCACTTGACGGAAAAATGGATGCGCTTATCGGATACCTTGCAACAGAGGAATCGGAGCTTGTGTACAAAAAAGTTATAAAAGCAATTATCGGCATGGAGGAAGAATGATGTATGTAGGTATCGGACCGGAGAAAGGAAGGAAAGTGCGTGACGAAGATGCGTTCCCTTACGCTTGCGAACGAATCAATAATGGTACGGAAAGAGAACAGGAAGCATTTATGCAGATTATGAAAGAATCTGATAATTTCCACATGGCGGTGATTGCAGTGGTTATCTGGTTTTATTCCGGTAATTGGGTGCACGAGGATGTGAAGCCATGATTACGATGCAGCAGCGCAAGGAGAGGATTGAGGACATATTGGATGAGCGTCTCGGCATGATCGAGAACGGGGAGGTGAATACATATTACCAGACAAGGGATATCGCAAATCTGACGCAGGCACTTTTGAATATTGTAAGAATAATGAAGGAGGAATGATTATGGCCAAGGTAATCGGTGTAATTGGTGAGAGTGGCGCAGGAAAAACTACATCCATGCGAAACTTAAACCCAGAGGAGACATTTTACATTGACTGCGACAAAAAAGGATTGTCTTGGAAAGGATGGAAGAAGCAGTACATCGAAGGCAAGAACTACTTCCGCGGAGACGTGCCGACAAATGTAATGCAATGCTTAAAAGCAATCAATGGAAACGAGAAATATAAAGACTTTAAGACCGTGATTGTGGACACGCTAAACGGAATTATGGTAGCTGAGGAAATGAGAAACGTAAAAGTTGCAGGATACGGAAAGTGGACGGATTTGGCGTCTTATATCTACGAGATTGTGGATTTTGCACTTTCCATGCGTGACGATTTAACAGTTATTTTTATTTGCCATTCCGAAACTGTTTCGGACGATAACGGGATGATTTTCACGAGAATCAAAACGAATGGTCGCAAGTTGGACAAGATTGTGTTGGAAAGCAAATTTACAACAGTATTGCTCGCAGAATGTAAGGATGGAAAGTATATTTTCCATACACACGCAGACCGGAGTTCCGTAAAAACACCGCTAGGTGCGTTTGAACAGGACGAGATCGACAATGACATAGTGGAAGTAATAAATGCATTGGAGGAGTACTAAAAATGGAAGAATGGAAAAGAGGATATAAACCATTTATGCATATTTATGCAATTCCGCCAATCGATCTTTGGGAGAATGCTCTTGTTCCGAGCATGGATGAGGAGTTAAGAGTTATGGCTTATATGCCGGAAGAGCCAAGAGATGGTTCGGTGTATAAATTATATGTTCCATGCCCTGATACATTTCAGTTGGAGCCGATCTATTTATGCAAGGCAGAAAACAACGGAACAGTATATATCTTTTCGGATATACCAGTAACACTTAAAACAGATTATTTTGAAGAATTATAAGGAGATTATTATTATGAAAAAACCAACAGGATACGACGAATTACAGGTAACATTTACACCAGTGGAGTTAGGCGGACACCATGCAATCATTAAGAATGTAAGAGAGATGCAGTCGAGGACAGGAAAAGCAATGATCGTTGTCTCCATCGACTTTGCGCAAAACGACAAGCAGCCAAACTACTTCATGCATAGTTTCGACAATGATATCAGACCGGATAAAAAATGGCCATTTCAGGGGACACAATACATTTTATCCGAAGGTAACGATGGCAAAGTGTCTCGATCATTTAAGCAATTCATTGAAGCGTTTGAGGAGTCGAATAACCTTGAGGCTACATGGGGCGATGCGTTCTGCAATCAGTTTAAAGGTAGAAAAATTGGAGTTGTATTTGGGAACGTAGAAGAAGAGTACAACGGAGAAGTTAAAAAGAGAAGGAGAATTAGATGGTTCTGCAATGACAGTGCGGTTGACAACGCAAGGATTCCAGAGGACAAGCTGCTACCTACAAGTTCGAGACAGCCTGCTCCGCCTGTGACAGATAAAGATGGATTTATGAGCATCCCAGATGGCTCAGAAGAGGAGATTCCATTTTAATGTTGGTGCAGGCAGATACTCGCGAAAAAAAGAAAGAATGGGAAAGAATAGAAAAGCAATTTCAAAGCGCTGGGGTGGATTATTTCCGCTCCAAGCTCTACATAGGAGACTATTGCAACGTAGATAACCCAAGACTGGTAATCGACCGTAAAAAGGATTTATTAGAGTTGGCGGGGAATGTTACGCAAGATCACAAACGCTTCCATGACGAGCTTGTCAGGGCGGTAGCAAAGGGATTTAAAATCATTATACTCTGTGAGCACGGAAAAGGAATCCAGTCTTTGGAAGATATTATCTTCTGGGAGAATCCAAGGCTAAAGAAATACGAATGGGTTATGGAGAATGGTCATCCGGTTAAAAAGCAGAAATACCCAAAAGCAACAAAAGGAACTAGCTTGTATAAATGCTTGAAAACCATCCAAGATAGGTACGGAGTAGAGTTCGAGTTTTGCGATAAGGGAGAGACAGGGTTTAAGATTTTGGAATTGCTGGAAAGGAAGTGAACATGCACTTTCAAGGTTGGGTGAAATTACACCGAAAATTAATGGAAAATGAAGTTATCTGGGACACGAAAGAGCCATTCGACCGAAGAAGTGCATGGTTGTATTTGGTCATGATGGCGAACCATGAAGACCGACAGATTGCAATAGGCAGCTCAGTAAGAGTTATACATAGAGGTGAACATTGGACTTCTTTTCGGTCTTTAAAAGAGAAGTGGCACTGGGACAGCATAGACAGGGTTCGGCGCTACATTAACATGCTTGTCGAGGCAAAAATGATTACAGTAAACAGTACAAGCAACGGGACGCTTGTAACCCTTGTAAACTATGGGGATTATCAAGGTTCGCAGGACACCAAACGAGACACTAAACAGTACACGGACAAGTACACGGGCGAGACACAGACAAGTACACGGGCACTACCCAAACAAGAAGTAAAGAATATAAAGAATGAGAAAGAAGTAAAGAAATGTAGTTCGGCTTCGCCGTATTCCGGGGGTGAGTGGCAATGATTCAAGAAAAAATTATCAACGAACTTGAAATCAGAAAAACGATTCAAATATTAAAACCAGGCAACCAGCTATTTGAAGTTAGAGTGATTGGAGATCGGAAACCATTAAGCGGATATTTCAAAAACGCAGATACATTGATTCAAAAACTACATTCCGTTGATTTGAGAAAAACAAACGTGTACATGACATTGAATCAAGTTAACAATGGTTTATTTTCGAGAATACAGTCAGAGAAGTTTGTAAGTGGTGGTAAGGCAACTGGAGATACAGAGATTGATGGATACAACTTTTTGTTTATTGATTTAGACCCAAAGAGACCGACTGGTATTTCATCATCTAAAGAAGAATATCTGGAAGCGTGTCAACGTGCAAAGAATATTTCCCAGTATCTTGAAAACTTAGGTTTTGAAAAACCTATCAAGGCAGTTAGTGGCAATGGTGCCCATTTACTTTACAAAATCCAACTGGCGAACAA